TGCTTTTATCGAATATTCTCTTTACCTTTGCAATATAGATTGATGGTCGCATCGGTAGCGAGGCACCCGAAAGGCTGCATATTGCAAGGTTCAACTCCTTCGCCAATCTACTTAGGGGCTTAATTGCCCCTATTTTATTTTTGTATATTGTGATGCGTTCATTTTGTTTTTATCTACTACTCCAATAGAAACTACTTGATTGTAATATCGTTTACCTATCTTCTGATTAGGTTCTATTACAACTTTCAATACTTTGCCTTTAGAATATTTCACGCTTGATACATAGATTAGGCGGCTTCTGTTTCTGTCTATATAGACATTTTTCGGTTTCTTTACCGCTGATTCAACCATTCTAAATCTATGTGTATTTACCGTTGCCCCTTTCTGTTTCTTTGGGTGATTACGATATTTCAATATGGTTTTATCTGTAATGGCAGCGAGTTCAGACTTTACGATAATTCCTTTTTTGAATAAATCATTCAGATACGCCTTGTTGGTTTTTCCGAAAATATACACAGACTTCCTTACTCTTCCGCTTGCAAGAACTTTATCTGCAAATCCTTGTAGGTCTCTTGTGTATCTCCGCTTGCTACCGTTTAAACCATATATCAATATACCTTCACCCATTATTCAGTTAAAAGTGTTTCTATCTTTTCAGAGAATACTTCACCTTTGAGGAACTTCTCATCGGGGTTAAACCCGAACTTCTCACAAAACTCTACTTTTGCATCCCAATTGTCGAATGATAGCATAAGATGAGCATCCATGTTTGCAGCTGCCTTTGTAGCGGCTTGTTTCACTTCTTCTTTTACTTGCTTCATGTGAGCGACCTTTTCGGCTCTCTCGGCTTGACGTTGTGCTACTTCTGCTTGATGTTCCTCTCTGACGGGTTCCATAAGTGTATCGAGTTCATCAGCGATAGTGTTTTCTTCTTCTGTCTGAAAATGAAAGTCCACACCGATAATGTCGAGGTCTTGCTCGGTTAGTCCTGCATCTCTGTAGTCAATGTCGGGGATAAGTTCACGAAGTGTGTCATAGTCCCACTCGCCTTGTGCTGATGGGTTGTTGAGTAAGATAAGCAGCTCTTTCTCTTCTTTCTCCTCAACGTCTATCAAGTCCACTCGGATAGGATAGTTATTATCCTTTGTTTGAGGATTGTACTTTTGGAGTTCGTCCATGACCGAAAGCCGTTGATGTCCGCTTACAAGTGTATATCCTGTCCGCTTGTTCACCACGATGCCTCCGACCATACCGAACTTCTTTATACCACGTTTGAGAGCCTTGCGGTTCTCTTCGGGAATTGTACGAGGGTTCTGCTCGTGAAGTTTTATTTGAGAGCGTAGGAGTTCCACGCTCTCTGATGTGAAGTATTTGTTATCCATCTGACTTGTCTCTTTTACTTGTTATGATGCTACTGTGCCTTTGGCTTTACTCGCCATTTTAATTTTCATTAGAGCATTTGTAGCTCTTGCATATCTGTTTGCTATCACACCATTGGGACCTCCCATGTTTGATAAGCTACCTAACCCTATACTCGGATTAGGTGTACGAGCTGCGAGAGCTGTTTTTATTCTGCTATACTGGGCTTCTGCCATAGCTAACGTTTTCTTTTTTGCCATAATTATTCTTTGTTACCCTGTTTATAATTCTGTTCAAATAAAATTCTCTCACTCATTGGAAACACTGCATATATCTTCTCTAAGTCCTGCGGATAGTGCTTTTCAAGCCAAGTAAATGTTTCCTTGCTGAACCCGACACCACCGCCTGCCTTGCTGGAATATCTTACTGGCTGCGGTAGTCGCTTTTGCTTCATATAGGCTAAGACATCTTTCTGTGTCCATGATGCAAGCGGATATACTAATCCTTTGTTCTCATACCCATTATCTTCATAGCCTTTGAGCATTAAATTTCGGTTCATTCCGTCCGCTTTCTTCATGCCTAAGAACGTATAGTAAATACCCGTCTTTAACCTCACTGCCTTAATCACGTCAGCGAGTTTCAGCAGCTTAACTTTAGGATTAGGTACACAATACAGACCGCCACGAAGAATATACGTTAAATTCCAATGAGGAACTTGCATGAACTCTACCTTTGGATATTTCTTCTTTACCCACCTTATCCAGCCGTTGATGTGGTCTAAATCCTTGACAAAGTACATAAATACACATACAACTCTTTCAAAGCGTGGATAAACTAAATCCAAAGTAACGAGCGAATCCTTGCCAAGTGAACACATAACAATGCAAGATGACTGCTTTTCAGCCACCCTGCATATTACATTATGTGCCTCTTGTAACTTGTTCATTATCCTACGCTCATTCCAAAGCCCTTACGGAGCTGCCTATATACTGTCTTATGACTGCCCAATTTATTACCAGCTACCAACTGATGACGTCCACTATTGCCCAGATAAGAACCTGTTGCACCTGCGATACGACCTTTCAGTGTTTGTGCATTTCTTCTTGCCATAATCTTTCATTTTGATTATTAGACTTTCTTCGACTTGTCCCTTATGTTGTGTGAAAGTACCTTACCCAAGTCAAACACTACTTGCTCAGCGACCCATACAAGCGGGTTGCCGTCTTTGTCCCTGCCGTGTTCATAGGTGATAGGCTCGTTATTCTCATCTACGAATATCTCGCAATGAGCACCAACGACCTCAACAAGTGCGTTGTCCCTGTCTTTGTTGTAACCAACATAGAACTGAATAGCATCGTACTTGATAGGCTGCGAGTTACCGTCAGCATCTTCGATTTCAAACCCTTCTTCATCAAGCTGTAATAGCTTCTTGATAGTTGTTGGACGAACCTCTCTGAACTCTTGCACCTTGCGACCTGCAAGGATAGCATCGAAATACTTCTGTTTGATAATAAGATTTAATACTTTCATACGACTTTTCTCTTTTTTAATGTATCACAAAGATACGATTTAACATTATTATATTTAGAAAAATCCGCCCTGTATAACCTACAATGGGCGGATTGTTGTTTATATTCATGCAGCCTTGTTTTCACGCACAAGATTTGATACAATGGTGAAAATTTTATCTATAAAATGGTTTCTAACTGCAATATCCAACTTTGTTTCTTTATTGTGGAGTTTCTTGTAACTCTTAATTGATATATGATAGAGATAGTATAATTGACTATATACCTTATGCCAAACGTCTTTGAAATCGGTATTTGTTGCAATAGCGTACTCTCTTACAAGCTGATTTACCCTTGCTTTCATGCTCATTTCGGGCAAACGCTCATCTGATAATTTGGCTTCAAGAAGTTTCTCGCCGTTTTCTTTGCGCTCTCTGTCCATGTTGTCAAGCCTCTGCTCTACTGCACTCATTCTACGCTCTTGCTCTACCATAAGCTGTGCCTGCTGTAAAAGGTACTCTGCACCCGATAACTTCTTTTGGCTATCTTTAAGGGCAGATTCCATTTTATTGAAAGCTGCAATGTAGTCAAGTTTGAATCTCATTGCCCTTTTGCCTGTGAAACCCATAGCCAACAAAGTAAATCCGTCTCGATTCATAACATATCGCTTTGCTCTCTTAAATCCGCCATTTGGTTGTGGCACATCTTCAAAGTATAGCTCAAACATGGTTTGGGGTGCATCCAAATTTGGATTACATTGATTATCAACATCTTGCACCTTTTCTAAGAGATTATCAATATCTCTTACAACATGCTCATGTGTTTTACCGAACTTTTCAGCAACCAACAAACTATTTGTCAGTGCTTGGCTGTTCTCGCCTTTGAAAACTAATTCGTTTATCATACTATGTTGAAATTGATTATATTCATAGAATAAGGGCAAAGGTGAAGACCGCCGATTGTCGCAGTTTGCGGTCTAAACCAATGCCCTTTAAATATCTTCTCTGTTACTAACTGCGACGAAAGTAACTTTTTACTTTGCAAAGATATTGCTTTCTGATTAGTTCACACTTTTATCTTTTGTGAGTTAAACAACAATCAGTCGGTTGTCATTAAATTACCTTATATTGGCTTTCTGTGCTTGTTGTATCAATGCTCTCTGTCATAATTCGCATGATAGCTTCATTTATAGTGGCGTATGCGCACCCGACCTTGTCTTCAAAGTCTCTGTCAAAGCCAAATAGGTTATCTTGTACTTTGCTTAACTTAGCGAAACACTCATCTAAATTCTTCTTACAGTTTAATAACTCTGCTGTATTATTGCTTAATGCTATTGTAGTCATAGTTCTATTTCTTTTTATTGTCTGATTTCTTGTTTATTTTCTCTGTTTTAATAGCGTTGTTTACTATGTTATTTACCCACGCTGCTGTTTCTTTCAATTTGTCCATGTTATATTTATTTGTTACCTTTGTAGCGATTATAGAGGTATGTTGTTACCTCGTAGTTTAATAGTTTATAAAGTGGGCGGTACGCGAGTATAGCCCACCTTTTATTTATGCTATTCTGATAAGGTTTACTATCTTAAAGCAGCGAAAAGCAGCTTTTTCTTGGTCATAGTACACTTGTACGCTGTCATTCTTCTTGCGATTGTCGCCTGATGTAGCAGGTATCAAGTCCTCTCTAAGCGTACCCCAAGCACATCTAATCTCACCTGAAAGTTTCTCAAAGTAGAATTTAACTACACCTTTCTTCATTGCTTTGCGTAACTTGAAGAGCGTCCAAACTTTCTTCATTGCTTCTGATAGACTGATGCCGTAGGTCTTAACCAACTGCCAACTCTTCTTCATTAACTCGCTTAACTCATTCTTTAACGTTGTACTCATAATCTTATAGTTTTTAATTGTTATTACTTGCTTAATCTTTCAATATCTCTTTTAAGTCTATCAACTCTTTGCTGCTCTGTTGCTGCAAATTCTTTATTACCTACGCTCTTGTAAAAGTCAGCGTTCATAATAGCGTTTGCAAGTGCTTTGTGCTTTATAAGCAACATCTGCACAATTGCATCTTCGTTACCACTTTTAAGAACCTCTGTAACTGGGTCAGTCTTAACAAGTATCATTTTTGTACTCATAATCTTATAGTTTAATAGTTTTATACTTTGTTTCTTAATCACAATGCAAAGATAGTTAGTTTTATCTAAACAAACAAGCGTTTGTGTTGAAAATGTTTAGAATTAAATAAACATTAACATAATAGTGATATTTTTAGTAATATCTAAACATATTTTAATGATAGTGTAGTCTTAAATAAACTTTTATGTTATTTTCGTTGTGAGTATCAAACTTAATTCCTATCTTTGCATCAAGTTTTAATTAAACTCTTATAATATGGATATAAAAGGTGTAATCAAAGAAAAAGGTTTTACCCTTGATAGAGTAGCTTCTGAACTAAAAGAGCGTGGCATTATGCCAAGAGCTTCCAAGAGTTCATTATCGCAAAGTATTAACGGCAACCCCAACCTTTCAACTTTGCAAGCAATAGCAGAGGTAATCGGCTGTAAAGTAGTGGACTTCTTCAAAGACGAATATAACCATTTCTCCGCTATCGTCAAATACAACGGGGAACTGAAAGAGGTTACATCGATTGAGGAACTTGAAAAAATAGTGCAGGAGATTAAAGAAAATAAATAATAGGTTATGGAGAATAAATTACAAGCCAAATATGAAGGTACATTAAACTTAGGAAATGCCCTCTTAGATGTTGCTGTACTTGAAAATGGGCAACGTATAATTAAACAAGCTGCCGTATTCAAGGCTTTAGATCGTCCAGCAAGAGGAAATTCTCGTGTGATCGGAATACCCACTTTTATGGATGCAAAAAACTTACAACCTTATGTAAATGAATATGTTAAGGGTGTGATCAAGAAGGTAGAATATTTGGATATAAAAGGTTCTGCTCAACAAGGCTTTGATTGCATGATATTACCTGCTGTTTGCGATGTGTATCTAAGAGCAAGAGAGGATGGAGTTTTGCTTCCCACTCAAATCGATACAGCGCAGAAAGCAGAGGTACTCATGCGTTCCCTTGCAAGAGTTGGTATTACTGCACTTGTAGATGAAGCAACTGGCTATCAATACGATCGTGAGCATGATGAGTTACAAAAAATACTCAAAGCGTATATTTCAGAAGAATTATTGCCGTGGCAAAAGAGGTTTCCTGATGTTTTCTACAAAGAATTGTTTCGTCTTAACGGATGGAATTATACGGTCAATGGTATAAAAAAACGCCCTGGGGTTATAGGGAAATGGACAAATACAATAATTTACGAAGAACTCCCTAAAGGTGTATTAGAAGAATTGAAAAACAAAACACCAAAGAATGCATCTGGTAACAGGACGGAACGCTATCACCAATATTTGTCAGAAGATATTGGTGAACCGAACTTGGAGAAGCAAATAAATAAGGCGGTAACTCTTTTTCAGGTGTCAGATAATATGAAGCAGTTCTGGTCTAATTTCAAGAAAATGAAAGAAAGACAGGTCGGTCAGTTGGAAATTTCCTTTGAATTTGACGAAAAAGGACATACTAAAGAATAAAAGTGAAATGATTTTCTTTTTGGACATGGGAGAGCCTTTATAACCCTAAGTTTAAAGTAGTCGAATTTGACCACTTTAGAAAATCGGCAGGTCTACCAACTATAAATACGCATTCTGGGTGATAGCCTACCATATAGGAAAAGTATTAGAAGTCCATAGAAAGTAAAATCTTATTCAGAAGCTCATCAACGTTTTGACGAAAATCTGAATAAGTGGTGTAAAGTACCATTAACTCTGTGCATGTCGCTGAAATAACGCTTGCGCACGTTACTTTGGTAGCTTTGGTGATGGCACGTCTAAGACCTTGCGGCATCTTACCACCAAAGAATTTATTAGGAGAATAAAGGTAAATAATCACAAAGACAAACTCTTTGCGGTCGTTTACCTTTATTTCTTTGCCCTTTAATTCCTCAAACACTTTGTAAATCTTCGGAATGAGATTTAAGTCTTTCAACTTAGGAGATGTGGCAATCTCATTATCTACTATGGCTTGACGAAGTGCTGTGCGTGCCTTTTCTATTCTCTTGATTGTTTCGATTATCTGCTCCATTTATAGAGTTTTCAACAAAAATATAGCAAATAATCTTAAATAATCAAATTTGTTTAGATAAATTTTTAATTATAGAGTAAATAAACACAACAAAATTTACTTGTTTTAGTGTGTTGGTCAGTGTGTTGGTTAGTGTGTTGCTTTTTATTTTTTACCTTTGTAAAAATCTAATAAAAAGATAATTACAAAGGTAGTTAGTGTGTTGGTCAGTGTGTTGGTCAGTGTGTTGTTATGCTTTTAGAACGTAATCTAAAAGTTTTACATTAGCCTCATTTATGTGGCTAAAATCCTTTTTAATGTACAATTCCGTTATCTTCAATGACTGGTCAGTATGATTTAGCATATCATTTACAATATATTTGCTTGTTCCTACATCATTAACGGCAATCGTAGCCATAGAGTGTCTGGCAGCATAGAATTGTAGCTTATCAATGCCCAATTCCTTTCCCACTTCCTTTAGTCCGATGTTTATCGCACGATTGAAACTATCCATGGTTGTAAAGCGTTCCGAGAAATTAAACACACGTTCTTTACCCTTGTATTTCTCAACTAACGGCTTGATATAATCTGTTATTTTTACTTGTATCTCCGCCTTATCTCTCCGCCTATCTTTTGTCTTCATGCGGTCATAGATAATGGTGTTATCTTCCAATCTATCAGCATAGTATAGGTCGGCAGAGTTCATTCCCATTAAACAGAATGAAAGACGGAAACAATCAAGTGCCATATCGTGACGGCTTGACTTGCCCTTAACCCTGATGTTGTCATATGGCAGGGCAAATATCCTCCTTATCGTTTCCACGTCTAAGGCTCGTTTTTCAGCTATATTCTGCTCTACTGGCTTATACTTGTCTAAGGAGTGCTTAATACGGATAATGTCGTTATCTTCATCGTTGTAATACTCCTTTGCCGCGTTGAATATAGTTTTGATACAATTAGGATATAAAGATTGTGCTCTTGGGCGGTCTTTTAACGCGTTCTCAAAGGCTTTCATTGTCTTAACGTTGATTTCCTCACAGAGAATATTATCACGTCCTACAAAGGAGCACAAAGCGTTTAGAGCCGTTTTGTAGTTCTTTATGCCTTTAATGGTTGATTCATCAATCCATTTCGCTGCAAAATCTGTAAATGATACCCCTTTGTTTTCTTTCTTCTGTCGGATATAGGAAACAATAGTGTCAATATCTATATCGTTAAATTCAAGACTCAATTCGCTTAACCTGCTCCTATACTCCTTTATGAGGTCATTGCACCTATCGAGAATATTTGCATTCTTTATCTTGAATGAAGCCGTTATGTCCTTTTTATTGATATACATCGTGGTAGGAATGAAACGCACCTTTGAGTTATGAGTGAATCTTATCACTACATTCCATGTTCCATCTGCACGCTTATTTCCTTTTTTTATTACTGCTTTAAATGTTGCCATATCCTTTCAGTCAATTTTCAGTTAATATTTACACCCTACTTGTGGACTTTATAACGTACTTCTACCGATGTATCTATATTCTCGTAGGTATAAAAGAAAAGCGGAAACCCTTTTGTTTATTGGATTTCCGCTTAATTTAAGAAGGGTGGGTGGTGGGATTCGAAC